CAGTAGACGCGCACACCGCCAACGGATGTGAGCTTATCAACATTCACCACGCGCAAGCCTTGTGTCGTCATTCCTATTTCTGGCAATTGCTCACTGTCAAAAAACACGTAAGCGTCTGTGAATAAAATAAACTCACCGTCTATTTCATTAGACATAAATGATAGTAATGGCGTAATAATGCCACTTATAACTACGTCTGGCGTATCGGGCGTTGAATTACCAAACTCATCAAAGCCACCTTGCTGACCTTTTTTAGTTACACTACCTGCATCGCCAAACTTATTAATTAAGCGTTGCGCTGTCGCCTTTGCCTTTGCGTAATCAAATTTAGCCATGATTAAACCCTGTACAGGTTGCTTGTGCCAATGATATAAGGCTTTAGCATTGCGCGTATAAGTGTTGTGCTGAATTTACTAGCAAGCGCTGTGCCTTCTTGGTACTTCGTCATTTCTTCTAGCACATCAATTTTGCTCTCTTCTTCAATTACATTGCCTTTTACATTTTGCTCATCCATTGAGACAAACAAGCGGCCGTTTAAATGTTGCCAAGCTGACTGAGCCGCACCGCTTTCTATTTCAGCAATGCTTACTTCGCTAGTTGGTAACGGCAAAGGTTGTGTTTCAAGTAGCTTTACGCCTTTAAATGTAAATGTTGTTGTGATGTAATCTAGGGCGCTTATTAGCAAAGCTGAGTTTATTTGCTCATCTGTATAGTCAGCATAGGAATAACCACGCAAGGCTAGCCATGCTTTAAAGTCAACTAATGACAAATATGTGTTTGTGCCAAGTACTAGCATGATTTAAACCTCTACTCTTTTGCGGCTTTCTTGCGCTTTTTGTTTGCTAATATACTTAAATAAGCTCTAGTTGCGTTACTATTTGGTAGGCTGAACGGTTTCATTTTTGGCTTTCCTTTTTGGCTTTGCAGGTTGCTTTATCTCACATTCTACTACAGCATCACGCCTAAGTCGCTCGACTTTTTTTAGGGTCTCAAAATCCACCGGCTGACCAGGCACTAAACCATCTTGATTGAGGCTCATAATTTACACCTTAAAGTTATTAAAAAAAGGAGCAATTAAGCCCCTTTTTATTATTTACGTTTACGCTTTAATGTTAACTATTCACTAATTAGTTATGAGATAGCATAACGGTACATTCTTACGCTCTACAACTCTACCCCAAGAACCTGCACCGGCAAGCTCTGCATTGGTATAGCTTACACCGCTTGGCGTACCAATGTTCTGGAAACCAAAAGGATGTAGTATCCAAGTGTTGCGTATAAACAATGTCTCAATACCGCCACCGTTACCAAGTGCCGCTGAGCGCTCTATCTCAACCGGTACTTCTGGTGAGCCTACACCGTATCCAAACGCTTCATTACCAAACAATACAGAAGTGTACTTAAATCCGTCAGTAGTACCAGCCGTAACAGTCAAGCCATCGTCAACAATTACACGTAAACCCATATAAGTCGGAATGGTTAGGCTGCCTTCTGAATCAGGCATATAAACAATGTCATCATTTTTAACGGCTTGCGCTAGTACTGCACTGTGAAAACCAACTGCGGTTAATTCAGTAGAAGCATCGCCCAAAGTAAATACTGCCGTAGTGAAAGCATCGCGGTTAAACTTAGTTGATGCGGTTTGATCCCCAACTGCTTCGGCTGCAACGTCAATTACCATATCACCCGAATCGTTTGCAATGTTATCCGCTAAAATACCGTTGGTAGTTGCAATTAAACGAGCCTGCCATTGGCGCATGAAATATGTGTCAGTACGAGCGCGTATTGCGTCCATTGCACGAGTTCCCATAGCGACTTCACTAGCTAGGTCTGCCACTTGCCAACCTTTATTTATAAATGCCTTACGTGCGCTCTGTTCGCCTTGTGTAATCTTTTGTGTTACCGCAACGTCAGTCGGGTCATCATTGGAGTAGTTAACCTCTGATGTGCCGTCTAAATCTTTCCAGAATGGCAGTTCAGCAGTTTTACCGGCTGCGCTTGCTAGGCTGTCAAGAAGTGGGTTTGCGTTAATGATACCAGACTCGAAAAACGCGCTTTTAATGGGCGAGTTTACTGCAGGTAAGTCTTGAAATACTGTTACGTCAATGATGTCTGATAGTTTAGTTAGTGACATGATAGCTTTCCTTTATTTACTGTTTGAGTATGCGGCTTTCAGTTGCTCGTAAAGTGTCGGGTTTGTTGCCCTAATCTCTTTTAGCTCTGCGCCAGAGTATTCTTGAAACTTCTTTCTAACATCTGAGGCACGGCCACCATTGTTACCATGTGCGAGTCCACCACCGTTAGCGCTTAAAGTTGCGGCTATTAACGGTTTAAACACTTCGCTTTTTTTCAACTCATCAATAAAATGAGCTTTGTTCAACGAGCTAGCACTGCCATCATCGTTTAAATATGTTTCTTCACCTGTTTCTGCGTCCACTTTAATATAGGATAAAACAAGTCTTTTAAATGCTGCTTTACCGCCTGTCGTAGCGTGTTCTGATAACTCGCTGGCGATTGCGCTTTGTTGCTTAACTGCCAAACCCAACATACGGTCTTTGTATTTAGTTTCAGACTCGCCGGCTCTGCGCTCTGCATCGGCGAGTTTTTCTTGCCACTGCCTTTCTAGCTCGTCCGTGTTGCCTTCTTTGCGCGCTTTTTCGTAAGCTTCGTTGCGCGCTTGGAGTATTTTTTCCGATTCTTTGCTTTCAAATTCGCTCAACCTTCCATTTAACTCATCATATTTTGCTTCAAAGTTTTTAGCTTTCTTGTCTATTTCATTCGCGGTTTGTTTAATCTTAACAAACCCGGCATGTTTATAAACGCCATCGACCTCAATATAATCTTTCTTTGCAAACTCTGGTAATTCGTCAAACTGCTCTTGTGTATAGTCACTCATTTTATGGCACTGCCTTTTTAAGTGTGGATATTTGCGCTAATACGATTAGCTGATTTAACCTAATTTTAATACTTTTCGCCACCTATGTCAAAATTGCTGGTGGTTGCAATGACAATTCTTCCTCGATTGTTTCAGCATCTTGTACTGTTAGCCCGCCTTGAACGATGATACGTAAAAATTCTGCCCGGCTAATGTCGCCACTTTGTTTAAAGTTTAGATACATTAAGCCTTCTTCTGGGGTCAATTTTGCGGTTGCAAAGTCTCTTGGTAGTTTTAACTGTATTTGATCAATATTATCTTCAATATTATCTTGACCATAAAGCCCTTCAAACATGCCGCAATATAAAACTGATCGTCTTAATGCTTCTTCAAGTGATGATGCCAAACCGCCTAACTTTGCAGTTTGGTTGAAGCTGTCAATGTTTGCGCCAGTTGCGGTCTTTTGAGAGTTATTATCATCTTCAAAACTACCGCCTTGAGCGCGTACACTTGTGGCATTATCTTTAAAAAATCGTTCATACCCTTCTAGCTGAGTATTTGCGCCCTCAATCTTTACAGTAACATCTTCAGGTAAAAAGTTTACTGACCCAGCGCCAGTAGCAACGTAATCACGTCCGTTTGTCTCGGTGAATTGCTCGTGCTTATTCACCGTCATTCCGCTAATGTATGTTGTTGGTGGTAAGTTTCGGATCGCTTCTTTATAATCAGCGCTTACACGATAACGAGAATAAGCTAGATTTGTGATCGCTTCAAGATAACCAAGTTCGTCCGGCAGTTCACCGGCTGGCAGCTCTTCATCTGATGCAATCTCAACAGGCAGCCATTTAAGCGGTGCGCCTGCAACTGTGACATAGTTACGCTCACTTTCTACATAGCCTTTTTCAGCTTTGACTACCTTTTGCTGATAATAATTACCCTCGTCATCAAGCGCCAATAGTAAAAAGGTTTCAATGTCATCTTCTAAGTTTACGCCTACAGATTTTTTAGATGATTTAGATAGTTCTCTGAGTAGCAGGTAGCTCAATTGCAATACGCCACCGATGCGCTTGTAACCGTAATCAAATACAGATTCACGATTATATTGTTTAATATTAGCGCGTAAATCAGCGCCCTGAATATCTGCAATTGAAACACTTTGAGTATCTACATCTGATAATCCGCGATAATCAGTTACTAGAACATGCCATTTTACTTGTAGGATATTAGAGGCGCAAGACTTAGCCAAGCCGTCAAAGGACAAGCCGTCACCGTCTACGTTATCAATTAAATAATTTAACTTTTCTGGTGGTTCAAAGTCTAGCTTTTCAACGGCTAGTTTGCCGAGTATTGTCGTGAGTGTTTGGCCGGGGATCTCTGAAAAGTCCGCGCCTGCAAGATACATACTATATCTAACCTGCGCCTCTTTTGTATTCTGGTCAATCTGGCTAGGGTGCGGCAAATATAAATAACCCTCACGCTTAACAAACGTGCCACCTTTGACAGCGATCCGCACCGCCTTAACTGCTGGCGCCATAGTCGATAGTTCGTTTAGCTGTGTAATAGTATCAATCATTTTTGCACACTGTTTTGTATAATATTACCATTATAACATTAATATAGGATTTTGTTAGTGTGCAATTCATTAAACACCGTTAGCTCTAATCTGCGCCAACGTCAACGTCCTAAACGTCATGTCTGTAAACCTAGTAAGCGCGAAACCCTCATCTAAAAACAGCCTAGCCCTTTCGACACCTAGCGTATCTTCAACAAAATATCTAGGTTGTTTGCGTAACCATGTTGAGGATCTATTTTCCGTAACTTGATTAACATCAAATATATCTTGATCCTTGCGCCCTCTATACCTCACTTGGCTTGCTGTTTTACCATCTATTGCAGGGTTGCCGCGGCGTTTATTAAGTCGCGCCTGTCGTTTATCGAATAGCTCTTGAGCCTCTTTAGTATCTTTACCGCCAACTGCTGCTTTCATCCCCTCTGGTTCTGTCTGTCCATCTATCAAGTAAAGATAATTGCTTCGCTCGTTGTAATGTAATGGCAATTTTGGCGCTGATGGATCATCAAGTAACCACGGATTATTTGGCGAACTTGAAGCACTCATACATTGTTTTGTTGTGCGGTTGTCAAATGTTGCATTAAAAAACTTACGCTGAACTAGCTCACTGTTTTCTTCCATTAATGACTCACGCGCATTAATCGCATGTTGTGACATTCCAGTTCTTACCAGATTTTCAGCATCACGCATTAATACACCTTGTGTAATGTTACGCATTCTTGTAACCGCTTGCGTACTAGTTTCGCCTAAAGCTTTTGCCGCTTGTATTTGATTATTATACGAAGATGCAACCGATGAAAGATTAAGTGCCACCAACTCACCCCAAGTGCCAGCTAGCGTCCGCGCAGATGATTCAAATACCATTACATCGTTTTTAACTGCCTTGCTAATAGCGGCATCTGTAGGGGCGCGCATAGGTATCGGTAAATCGTTAACAGTGGCAAACATTGACGCATAAAAACCAGCCTCGTAAATTGCTGTATCAGTTAGCTCTTTAGTTAATGCCGCCCAATTTGCGCTATTAAGTATTGCATCGTTGATTCTGCGCTTAATGCTCTTGTCGTTTAAGTCGTCAACGTCTAAAACAATAAGCCTAGCCGCTTTGTATGCTTGGGTTAGGTTAGGGTACGCGTATTTGTTTAGTAGTTCACTAGCTAGGCGCTGTAAATATATCTCGTGTCGTTGGTGGCGGTCTAAGTATGTATCGGTCATAAAAAAGCCTTTTGTTTATTAGTTAACCAAAGCGCATCTTCCCTGAATATGGCTTTGATATTGGATAACGCCTGTGTATAAAGTACCCTGTTCCATCTACCCAATCATCAATTGCCGGATGATTATCAAACTTCTCAGGCACACCCTTGTCAGTATAGCCTTGCATTTCTAGCGCAGTGGTAAGCTCTGGGCACTTTAGCGTATTAACATAAAACTGACCATGTGATATTTTAGCGTTTACGCAGTTTATTCTATCACGTACAAATGGGTTCGCGTTAGGCGCATCAACCTGATAGCCAGCGTTTGTGATTATATCCAAGTCTGATGCAATCGCGTTTGTTTTGTTAGCTTTGCCGCTTGCGTCAGGGTAAACCGTTAATTTGTAACCTTTATATTTGTAAAGATTATTTACAAAAT